AAACATAGCTATTTTATCAATCTTCTTCAAAAAGCTGATAAAGATCTATTTCAAAATAATTATGCTAGAACTAAATGCCAGGCTGTTAATCAACCTATTGTATTTACTCAAGAATATAAAAAGATTTTAGAAAAAGACGGAAATTATCATTTTGATAATGAACTTGTTTATGGAAGTTCTCCTAATATTAAAAATGTTTATGCTTGCCCTCGTCTATGGTGTCCTCAATCAAAAATACCATTAGATCCTAATAAACCAAATGCAAAATGCCCAATTGATAATGAAGAACCTATGGAAATGTTTTTTGATAATGATCCTAAGAAAGAAAGATTTGTAAAATTGATTAAACCTGATGAAAATAATATTTGTGTTCCTTGTTGTTTTAAAAAACCACCTAAACAAGAAGAATTGAATAAATGTAAATATTATAATGATAATAAAGCGCCTGAAATTGCTATAAATAAAGATGAAAATTATCTTGTCAATACAACTCCAATTGAAGTTGGAAGATATGGAGCAATTCCACAATCACTTCATGAACTCCTATTTCCAAATGTTAAATTTGCTTTATGTTCAAAGATGTTAAATAAAAATGATAAATGTTTAGTCAGAAAAGGTATTATCCATAAAACCACAAAGAAAATTAAAAATGCTCAAGTTGATAGCATCATTAATGCTATTGCTCATGGTTTAAATTTTGCATCAAAAGATAATTTTATAAATGATGTTATTAAGAAATTAGATTTAATAACTTTTCTAAGCTTAGAAAATGGTAATGTTTGCAAAGCTTTTATTGATAGATTACCAATTATACCTGAAAATAATAAAGATATGATTAATGAATTAAAAGAACATCTCGTTAAATTTAATCTTAATTCAAAAATTAGTAATTTAAATAAAGTTAATTATAAATTATCAAGACTTTTAAGCATTTTTAATAGTTATAAGAAATTTATAGAATATTTAAGATCCAATGATTTCCCAACTGGAAAATCCCCATATTTCTTATATTCTCTTGCTAGCATTATTTATAATGTCCTTTTAGTTATCTGGGAAAAACAAGGAGAAACTACATCATTATTATGTCCTTATTATACAAGCTTTGAAGATTTAATTGCTTCTATGGAATTGAACAATGAGGTTCTAATGTTAATGAAAGAAAAAAATTATTATGAACCAGTTGAATTGAAATTAAAAGGAAGCGATGGTGAAAAATTAATAAATTTAAATGAATACAAACATATAAAACAATTATTCAAAGAATGCAATTTATTAAAGAATTCTTATAATGAAAATTATTCTATATTTAATAATATCTATTCTTTACATACTTGGATTAAAACAAGTAATTTAAGAATAAAAGATAAATTCATTATTTCGACTGTTGTTATAAATAATGATTTATCAATAACCCATTTCATTACAGATGAAGGGTTTTTTATTATTAGTGATAAAATTAGTGTTAGTTTTTTAAATCGTATTATCATAGATTTAGAAATAAAAGAAATATTATTTTATGATGATATTATTGGAAATTCTATGAATATTAATCTTATGATCAATGATTATAAAACATTTACTGAAAAATGCAAATCATTGAATTTGAGATATGATTTTGGAGATTTGACAAATACAACAGCCACTGAATATTATTATAATCTAATTGTAAAAAAACTACCATTAACAAATGATATTATCCATTCTCAAATAATCGATGATTTATATAAATATCAATTGATTAATCATAATAAAAATAAGAAATGGTATCAACTACAATTAATGATCTATTTAAGAATATTAAATATTCCAAATGATAAATTTAATTCTTATGTTGCTATGAATAGTGAAATAAGAATAAAAATCTTATTTAAAGAACTCAATTTAGAGAAAAATCCAGAAAAAGCAAAATTAAGAATAATTCTTGAAGAAATACCATTTATTTCAAAAAAACATATCAAAAAATTTTTGAATGATTTTATTATCTATTATAAATATGATTTCTTAAATCCTATCATAAAAGAGACTAAGACACAATTTTTATTTTCTCAAGTTGCCATTCAATCCGAAATTCCATCTAAGTTATTAATTTATCATCCATCAACACCAAATACTGTTTTTAATGGTTCTAATGTTAAAGATTATGTTTATAATAATCAGGAAAAAATAGAAGAAGAACCATTGCCAAGTTTATTCACAGGAACTTTAGAAAAATTGAATAGTAAATGGATTATGCACAAGAAATCAAAATGGAGTAATATGCTTTATATAAAAACATCTACTTATACCAGAAATTCATTAAAAGATTTATATCTATGGTTAGCATCATTATTAAATATAAAAACTTCATATTCTGATTTAGAAATTGCAGCTTTGAATAATATTCAGACAATTTTTAGTGCAAAAAATAATGACCTAATAAAACCTTTATTAAAAGAATTATTTGATGATCCTTATTTTAATAATCTTATGACTAAAATTATTGGAAAGAAATTTACAAATTATAATATTTTTTGGGATAAATATTATTTTAATAATACTATTCAAGAAAATAAAGATTTATTAAAATTAATTATTTCTTCTATGAAAGAACCATTCTTTCCAAATGATTATTATATTATTGCTATGTGTAAGATTTTAAATATTAATATTATTACTATTCATCGCAGCAAATATGGAGCTAATAATAAAGAAGAGCAAGTTATTAGAGGCGATATTGAAGATCTTCTATTATCATCAACCTTTTATAATGCACCAACTGCAAATTTCTTAAATCGTCCATTATTAATTTTATATAAATATACAAATACTAATCATATAATCTATAATCTCATTGTTGATAGTAATATTACTCCAATCGGAGAGAAATCTATTTATATGAGAATATTAGATGTTCCATTGGCTATAAGATATTTGATTGATGAACACTTAAAAAATAAACAATAAAAATAATATTATGGAAAATATAGAATTAAGAATTGCAAATAAATCAATGGAGAATTTAGATTTGAAAATTGCAAATAAGATTGATATGAATGTTATGGAATTAATATCCTTAATAATGGAAGAAGTAGAACACGATATTAGTCTAAAAGGCGGAGAAAAAAAAGGAAAAGTTATTGATATCATTAATGAATTCTTAACAAATGATAATAATATTTTTATTAAAAATAATAATCTTTCTGTTATCAATAATCTTGCTAATCTCAATTCTAATAATATGATTTCAGATGTTATTGAAAATATTATTATTTGTTCTTCAGGAGCTGTAAAAATAAATAAAGCTATTAAAACAAAATGTTTTTGTTTCAATAAGAAAAAGTAAGAAAGTATAAGTAAATAAATATAAATATGATTTTTTTCTTTTTATTTTAAATCATTGAACATGATTATTAAGATGTCAAAAGAAGCTATTATTAAAGTTCTTAAGAATGAAGAAATGATTGAATATTCAGTCGTCGAACTTCCTTTTAAGGAATTTCTTATTGAAATAGAAACACCTAATATAAAAAAAATGTCATTTATTACAGATAGTTGGGATGAAATGATTGGTGCAATTACTTCATAATCTTGATTTGAGGGGTATCAATTGTATAACATTTGTCAATTTCATTTTTTGGCATATTAAATGATAGATTTTCTTCTAAACATTCAATTTCATCTTCATCCTCTTCATCAATCTCATCTAAATTATATTTATTTTCTTTTGTTTCTTTGATTGATTTCAATAATTCCATCAAATGTTCTTCATCTAAAATAATATCAAAGTTTCCTGAACCACAATTTGGCACTTTTCCTAACATAACCTGAGGAGAAACACCACTTGTATTATCATATTCTGAAAATATACTTGCATTGATAAGCATATCAACACTTTCTTCGAATGAAGACTTGCTCAATGCACTACTCGCATTTCTATTAATGCCGTGTCTATCAATAGACATCAGATTTCCTCTAAATGTCATAGTATCTATCAATAATGAAAGATGACGATAATTCATTGATCCTTCTCCAGTTACATTAACCAATTCATTATATAATGCATTTCTTGCAGCTTCAACTCCTAAAACTGCATAAATTTCTCTGATATCATTCGAAATAGTTCTTGTTGCATCAATATTAGGATTTGATAATATTTCAGATAAATTTGTTCCATCAGTATCTAAAACCCATTCAACAACCTTTTCAAATTTCTCTTCTTCTGAATTATAAATATCATATTTTGTTTTATTTAAAGATACCTTATTAACACCTTTAATTCCTTTCAATAATACTTGATAGACAATGTTATGTTCCATTGCTTTTATTGCTGCAATTTCATCTTTACTATCAATATCTTTCAATGCATAATCAGATAATTTAATTCGAAATATGCATTCATCTGCATTATCATCACTATAAACACAATCAATATATTTATTATAAGCCTTGTTAAGTTTTGTATAAATATCAATCATTCGCAATCCATATGAATTCATCTTATCTTTATTAAATTTCATTCTCAATACCCATGGTGAATCGCTGCGACATTTATTCGCATTCATATCTAACACTGAAAATTTCTTATAAATTTCTAACAATCCTTTATCATTTTCAATAGTAGTTTCTAATTTTCCAGCATCCCAGAAAATTTCACTAAATTCTAAGATATTCGATAATGTTGTAATCTCAATTGAATTTTTAATTGCCATAGCTATATTTTTTGCCTGTTCTAATCGATCATCATTATAAGCAATTCCATCTTCAGCCATAATCGGATTTTTAACAGAAGCTACATCAGGTTTCATATATATAATTAAAGTTGGGGTTTTTGTCTTTTTAGTTGCACTCAAAATTTCTTTCAAACGAGGCACACCACTAGTAGCCTTTACAGCTGCTGCAGTTCCAGAAACATGAAATGAATCCAATGTCATCTGTGTTCCCATTTCTCCTATTGTTTGTGCTGCAATAATTCCAACCATTTCAGAAGGTTGTGCAATTGCCTCTTTAAAATATTCATAAATTTGACTAACAACCCAATCAAACATCGCTTTCGTGAAATGTTGTTCAATTATAAGTTTCTTAGGTGATAAATAAAGTCGCAGTAAGATATGAAAATATACCATTCCTTGCTCAATATCTTTGATATATAAATCATTAATCATTTCTTCAATTTTATCAAGAACATAATCAGGACTTAGATCAGATAATGTTGCTTTAATTCCAGTTGTATCTCTTCTTTTAATACAAGTAGTTATAATACGATTAAATGGAATTGGATATTTAATTAAACTTCCTTTCTTATTTTTATTTACTTTATTAATAATGAAATGTTTATCATCTACAAGTAATTTAAAATGTTCAGAACATCTATCATAAGTATCTTTATTAACTGTCTTGAATACTTCTGGAGTTAGATAGATATTTAAATTATCAGCTCCAGTTAGATTATATTTCTGTTCCATTTCTAACATCTTCATTTCAATAGTTGGCAATATCTGATTTTCAATTTTACATCCATCCATTCCATCCTCTCCATATATAAATTGAATAATTAAACCATTTGCATTTCTTACAGTATTATCATAATTAATTTTTGCATCTTCCATAGCTTTTACCAATCTTCGTTGAATATATCCAGTTTCACTAGTTTTAACTGCTGTATCAATTAGACCTTCACGACCTCCCATAGCATGAAAGAATACTTCTTGAGGTGATAGACCACTGATAAAACTATTTTCAACAAATCCACGAGCCTCTGGACCATCATCATATTTCGTAAAATGAGGAAGAGTTCGATCTGTATAACCATATGCAATTCGGCGTCCATCCACATTTTGCTGTCCAACACATGCCATAATTTGAGCAATATTCGTTTCCTTTCCTTTTGAACCAGACTTAACCATATTAAACATACGATTAGTTCTTTCGTCAATTTTAGCTAAACTAATTGTTGCAACTTCATTCGTAGTTTGATTAAGAATTCCAATAATTTCTCTTTCAAGAAATTCTTCATTTGAAAAGATTGAATTATTTTCAATATCTCCTTTTCTCATATCTTCAAGTTTTTTATAAGCACTGGCTTTCATCTCTTTAATCTTATTATTCAATTCTAAGTCAGTAGAAGTATCGGTAACTAAATCACTAATACCAATGCTAAAACCCGATGTTAATAGCCATCTGCAAATTAAACGCTGAGTATTATCTAAAAATTTCTTAATTTCAACAGGTCCATAATCATGATAAATAACAGGAATTAAACCATTCGTAATATTATGAAATACTGATTTATCTAATGTTCCTGAAATTAACTTACTATTATTAATAATAACTTTCTCATCTTTCTTATTCTTCATTTCGATGAAAAGAGATGGAGGCATAATTTCTGAAAACATATCTCTTCCGGTATAGGTCTTTGCTTTTGGCAACTTTCCTTTAAAATAACTATTGCACATTTGCAAATTTGCCATCTGCTTATCAGCAACAACAACATAATCTTTTGAAGCTCTGAAAGAGCCAACAAGAGTATCTTGAACAACTTCAATACTTGGCTTACCATCTCTTGGAGCTAAAATTAGATAAGGAACAGCTGCTAAATCTTTCAATTCACTCATAGTTTGAATATTTTGAGGGCAATGCAAATTCATTTCATCACCATCAAAATCTGCATTATATGGTGGTGTATCTAATACATTTAATCGAAAAGTTTGATAAGGCATTATAATTACCTTATGACACATCATGCTCATCTTGTGAAGTGATGGTTGTCGATTGAATAAAACATAATCCCCATCTTTCAAATGACGATGAACAATATCTCCATATCTCAATTCATTTGCTATTTTATTTAAATCAGCATATTTCAAATTTACTGGTCCTACTTCATTAAATTTCTTTACATATTTAGCACCAGGCCACTTATTTGAACCATTTAAAATTAGCTTTTTCATTTCTTGAATATTATATTCATTCACAACTTCCTGGAATGTGATATTTAAAGCAACTTTAATAGGAACTCCTAATTCATCAATACTAATATAAGGATCTGGAGTAATTACAGAACGAGCTGATTGATCAACGCGCTTTCCATTTAAATTACCACGAATTCTACCTTCCTTTTTTTTCATTCTATCACAAACAGAACGAAGACGACGCCCATTTCTTTGTTGAGATGGTGCCAACCCAGGGATCTGATTATCAATAAATGTAAAGACATGATATTGGAGAACCATAGTAATTAATTTAATAGTTTCTTCACTAGAACCTTTTGTAATTTTATCAAAAATATTATTATTAGTTTTGATAATATCACTTAACTTATGAGTTAAATCATCTTCTCGTCTTTGCCCATTTTCTTCAATAATACTTGGACGAACAGCAGGAGGAGGAACAGGAAGAACTGTGCAAATCATCCATTCAGGTCTATTCCACTTCGGATTAAATCCCATCAATTCCATATCTTCATCTGTAATTCTTTTAAAAATTCTTAATACATCTTCTGCTGTAAATTCTTGCTGCAATGATGTTTCTTTTGTTTTATCTTTCCATTCTGCTATAATTTTCATTGAAGCCTCTTTATTATATCTATCAGGTTGCTTACTACCACATCCAATATGTTTATCATCTCCACAAACTTTAATTTTAGTAGTTGTATTACATAATTTAAAATAAGCTTCCCATCGTTTCTGATTATTTTTAATAGCCATAATTCTTATCATCTCATTTTTCAATTCTTCAATTTGAGTATGTGGTGAAATTAACACTCTAGAACAACGAAAACATACACATTTTAATATTTTTTTAACAATATCAAAAAACATTGCATGATATACTGGCTTTGCTAATTCGATATGTCCGAAATGACCAGGACAGAAAACATTTTTTTGTTCGCAAGTTGTGCAAACTTTATTATGTTCTAATACACCCATTCGCGGATCAAATAAACCTCCAATAATAGGATCACTACCTGAATAAGTATCTGTCTTCGTTACTTTAACAACAGAACGCTTAATAATTTCTTCAGGTCCTAATACACTAAATTGAATTCCTTTAACTTCTTCAATAATAACTTTTTGCGAATTGTAGGATAATTCATTGTATATTGACATATCTATTTATTATATAAGTTAATTTTAAATAAATAAAATCATTTTTTATTAATTTAAAAAATGGACGCCAAATTATCATAATATCTTTTCTTAATATCATTAAATTCATTAATTATTCCTTCTTTGTATAAAAATCTTTTTGAAAATAAATTATAATTATTATTTTCATTAAAAATAACATAAATACATAAATAAATCATTCCTAAAACAACTAATGTTTTTTTCATATCTCTTACTGGTATATATATCAATCCAAATAAAATAACAGCTTGAACTATCTTATTTTTCAATAATTTCTTCTGAAATTCTGTTAATTCTAAATCTAAGTGTCTTGCGCCTACTTGAATTAATATTACTGATAATAAGAGCAAGGGGTCAAATGTTGGCGTCGGCGGAATAATCATTATATTTAATATAACAATAAAAAAAAATTAAGAATCAGAAATTAAATTACTCAAACAAATTCGATGATCCAAAAAATAATTGATTTCTTCTTCATTTTTAGAAGTTAATGGAACATAACTTTGAATACAATCTAAATTTGTTGAATTTGTATTCAAACTCATAAAATTTCGAATATCACCAAACATTTCTTTTTAATTATATAATAATAAAATTATTCTTATATTTATTTTTATCGAATAAACCATTTAAAACTAAAATTTTTATTTTGTCCTACAGTATTTTGACAACAACCAATCGCATCACCTGCACTATAATTTCTACATTCCATTCCAATACCACCAGAAACATCATTTGTTGTAGGCTGAGAATCATTATTTTCATTAAATGAACATCCCCATCTAACTCTATGCGGCCAACTACCTCTAGAAGCTTCATTCGCTACGACTGGTCCAACATTAAATCCAAATGAATAAAATTGATTTTGACTAGACCATATTTTTAAATTACATGGTCCTTTATAATCAGGATAATAACTTATATAATAATACCAATCATGATTACCAGTAGTATCAAATAAAATTGATAATATAAATCTTGACAAAATACCATCAGTATTAGCATTAAAATTTAAAAATTTAACATAATTTTTATCAAAATTTGTATTCATAAAATTTTTTAAACTTAATTCATTTCCAGTTGTTGGTGTTGAATAATAAAATTGTTTTTTATCACTTTGATAAAAATTTAATAATGTACTTGGAACACCATTATTAAATCTTTTTTCATGCCAAAGCCATCCATATTTTTTAAAATTATAAAAATCATAATAATATTCTGGTTTATTTTCAATTCCACAATCTCTAGGATCAAACATTGCTAAACATTCTGTTGCTTTAACTGCATTATAAATATTATATTTTGCATCAAGTTCAGTTTCCATATATATACTATTTGGTTCTATATCATAATCTCCATTTCCTCTAGTTGGTATTACTGTTGTTGCTTTTGTCCAATGGTCTGCATTATAATTAAATGTGCCATTATTATATCTACTTCCTTTCATTGCTAACATCCATCCACCTCCTTTACATTTTTGATCCATTATGCAATATATATATTCTGCAGCAGATGCATCACTTGAAGTAGGGGATTTAATCCAATATCTTCCATTTGTTTTTATGCAAAAATTTCTCATAATATCAACTGCTGAATCAGCTGCTTTATCCTCGGATGAACCATCTTTAATAGTTATTAAAGATCTATCTATATCAATTTTCTTTGAAGTATCATTAACATAAATATTAAATATGTTTGAAACCATGACTAATTCATTATCGCTTAATATTTGATCCCAAATTATCATATATGCAAATCCAAATTCAGAACAGTTTCTTTTATCAAATCCATTCGAATTTATACCTAATTTATTACTTTGTCCCAAATTTCCTAATTGTATTGATCCTCTTTTTTCATTATTAATAATAATTGTTTTTTTAACATCTTTTCCAGTTGATTTAATACAAGTAATAACCCATTCATTAATACCTTTTGATCTAAAATCATCAGATGGTTGGTTTGTATAATTTATATCACCTCTACCATCATTTTTAGTTACAATACCACGAGTATTTTGTGAATGTCCAATAACAATTTTAGGATTATTTAATGTCTTTAATACTTCTAATTTATTTGCATTAGGATTTTCATATTTAGTAATTGCACATATTGTATAAGTTGTAGGCAAACTATCATCTGGAAATTCAATTGAAGTATTCACACCGCCTTTTATATAATAAATATTATCTTTTTCAATAGATGATTTACCAATAATTTTAGCATTTCTACATCCTCCCATTAATAATTCAACAATATTAGAACTATTATTTTGATAAACACTGTTTGCATCATAAATACCCCAAGGAATTCTTAATTTTGTTAATAAATTAATATTTTGAGTTAGTCCTACTGATGAATATAATTGTCCTGTTTCTTCTTCATGATCATTTTCAATTGTTTTGAAAATATCTATACCTTGTATATCAATTTGCTCATCTTTATTTTCAGAAATAGTTTGTAAAGATATTTTAGGAGATACTACAGGAGTTTGTTGGCTATCATCTCCAACAATAGGACTTTTAAAATAAATTTTAATTGAAGAAATATCAACTTCAGTTAAATTATAAATAAATAATATTAAATTTAATTTTTCCATTGTAAATTCTGAATAAACATCAAATGTTATTGTTTTATTAATTCCAGCATTTATTCTATTTATTGGTATTTTTAATAATGTTTTCATTGAAATTTTATTATTTAATGATGAATTGTCAAAACATAAAATTTTAAAATTACTTGCATCATATCCATTTTGATTAGCAAAATTAATTTCAAATCTTGTAAAAATATTAGTTTTTATTTCATCTGGAAAATTAAAAAAAATATAATTAAATCCATATTTACTCAAAGCTTCATAATCTTTTAATGGAACTGATAAAGGTGATACTGAATGTGTTGTTGCTAATAAACTTCTTCCTGGTGAATATTGACTTTTATTATTAAATACAAAAGAACTAAATACTGAATATATTGAATCAGATGGTGATGGCATATCAACACTTTCATATATATAAACTGGAAGTCCATATAATACTATTTTTTTATTAATAATAACATAATTATTATTATAAGACACCAATTCAAATTTATTAATATCTGAGTAACGAGGTCTTAAATCAAATAAAACATTATCATGACTATAATTAACAAATTTTTCTATTTTTTTACTGATTTTCAATAAAATAAAAAGAATTATTAATATTATTAATATTATCACAAAAATGATGATAACCATTCTTAATTTAATATATCTAAATATTATTATCCCAAATAATCTTCAATAATATAAGATACATTTAAATTTGCATATTTTGAAATAATAGATAAATAATCAATTGTTGATGTTCGTATTAATGATATTAGTCCTGGAAGTATATTATTTAAAGATAAATTTTCAGGAGTTCCTGTTGCTGTAATATTTACTCCTTTTATTATTTCACTTGTTTCAGTTCCTGCATTTATTATTGTAGTTGGTATTAATGGATAATCTGACATAAACACATCATAATTCAATACATTCATATATCCATTAATATTTCCTCTTGGATTTTCAAATATACCATCTGAAGAAAAACATTTAATATTAAATATTCGATAATTAACTGTTGCCGGTATTGAATTTGATTTTGATAATTTTTGTGTTATAGATCTCAAATCTATTTCATATTTATAATAAGTAATGCTATTAAATGTAATTGGATTTGAAGAAATTATAGTTGAATTATAGCCAAATTTTTTCTTTAAATTGAAATTATTAATAGATAAATTACTCAAATTTTTTAATTTTACATAAATATCTGATAAACTACTGCTATTTTCTTTAATAATTCCAGTTGTTTCTAAAGTTCCTCTAATTATTGAATTTCCATTTACATCCAATTTATTTAATCCATTATTTGTAGTTCCTATTCCTACATTTCCTGTTGAAGATATTCGCATTTGTTCATTTGTATTTAAACCACCACTATAAAATATAAAATTTCCAGATGCTGTTCCATAAAATTCAATATTTCCTGGATCACTTCCAGACGGATTATAATTTGAACCTTTAATTACTATTCTAGTATTAGTAGCCGAGTTTATAATATCATTTGTTCCAATAACTGTAAAATCATTTAAATTATTACTAATTTTTAATTTACCTCCATCGCCAATTTGTAAAATATTATTCGCAATTGTTGTTCCAATTCCTACAGTCGATGATATAATCAAATTATTGTTAATTGTTGTTAGACAAGAAGCTGTTATTGAAGTTGAATTTAATGTTAAATCACCTCCTTCATGACTTATAGTTGAATTTTTAAAAGTAATCGGACCTTCAATGCCAACTGATGAATTAATATAAACATTAAAATTATTTTGATTTCCTGATATTTCATTAACTCCCGATCCAATTTTTACATTTCCTTTTTGAACAATTACACCAAGATTTGAAATATTTTGACTATATAAATAATTATTTAATTTTACGGTTCCATTAACATTTAAATTATAAGCTTCTGTATTTGTTGTTCCTATTCCAACAATACCTGCAAAAATATTACTTGTAGCTACTCCTGTTTGTGTTAAAGATCCTAGAATTGTTGTATTTCCATTTACTGTTATTTTTTGTGTTGATGCTGATGTTGTTCCAATTCCTACATTACCATTATTATCAATTATCATTGAATTTTGTGGAGCATATTTTGATATTAATAATTGTTGTGTCCAAGTTTGAGAACTTGCATCTCCAAAATCTCCCATAATAAAATTATTTAAATCAGTGTCATATCCAAATTTAAAATTTCTTGATACATTTGCTCCAGTTCTACCTGATATAATCAAACTAGCATTATTTGTTGCATATGTATTTCCTATATGAAGTAGTCCTAATGGACTTGTATTTCCTATACCAACAAAACTAGCAGAATTTATTAATAATGAATTATCATTTGCATTATTATTAATATAAAATTGTTTTTTCCAAGTTGTTGTATTGTCTCCAATTATAAAATTAAAATCATTGTCATATCCAATTTTAGTTATATATGAATTATTCGAAATATCTCTTTTTGCAATTGTCAAATTACCATCGCTTTGAGTAGTTATAGAACCAATATTAACAGCATTACTAACATTGATCAAATTTGATAAATACATTGAACCATTTATTGTTAATTTATATGAATTATCAGTAATTGTTGTTCCTATTCCTATGTTTCCATTGTTATTTATCTGTATTTTTTCTGATGAACCTATATTAAAAAAATATCCCCCAGTTGAATAAAAATTGATTGATTTATTTGCTCCTTTTAAATGAATTTTTGTATTACTATTATCATTATCAACATCAATCAAACCAAATATAGAATAATCATTATCAGTTGATCCTATTCTGAATTTTCCACCATTTCCGATTTGAAAAAGTCCATTAGGATTAGTTATTCCTATTCCTATTTTATTATTTGCAGTGAGTGTTAAAATAGATGTTGAATTTCCAGCAGATGACCAAGATAAATAATTATTTACATTCAAATCAGAATTAAAATAATAAGTAGTGATAAAACCATTTGAATTATTTTTTCCAATAAAACTTTTAATAGTTTCAGTTGCATTTAAATTTGCTGCATTCCAAATTCCATAATTACCAGAAGCAGAATTTATTGTCAAAGTTCCATTTAAATTCGTTGAAGTTCCAATACCAACATTTCCAATTAAATTCGTAATACCATAATTATAAATGATGTTTGATGTATATAAATTTGAAGTTATAATATTCATTCCAATGTTTAAATTTGATTGTGCAGAAATAGAATTAGATGAATATAAACTTCCTGAAAAAACATTTGATGTTAAATTGCTATCGCCATTTTGAAAAAATGAACCATTTATATTTAATTTATAAGAAGATGTTGAATTTGTATTTATTCCTACATTTCCATTACTATCAATAATTAAAGAATATTGAGGTGCATTCGAATTGATATAAAATTGTGATTTCCAAACTTGATTTCCTATATTACCATAATCTCCCATAATAAAATTATAATTATCATCATAACCAAATTTAAAAACTCTATTGATTTTAGAAATAACAATAGATCCATCAGAAATATGTAATTTATCAATTGGTGATGTTGTTCCAATTCCTATATTTGAATTTGCATATAAATTAGATGAAGAATAAATATGTCCATTAACATTTAATGCATAAGGTGATGCATTATCAATTGTATTTATTGAAATATTTGAATAACTATAAATATTATTTCCAGAATGTAGCCATTCCCTTTTATATTCATATCCTTTAAATTTGACTTGATAAATTTTTGCAAAAGATGGTAAATAAACTTGACCAATAATCAAACGATAATATTTATATGAATTTATATTAGTTGGTAAAGTGATTGTTACAGATCTATAAGTATTAGTAGATATAATAGTATAATTATTTAGATTAATTGTATAATTATTTAATAATATATCCCATTTGTATGCATTAATTGAATATTTATTAATACTAATATCAAGATTTACATTATCATTTGTTGCAACCAATGATATATTTTGTGGTAAAGAAGCAGTATTTATTTCACCTATAATATCAAATTGAGATAAAATAAACCCTTCAGAATAATATAATTGTATCCATTCTCCATTTATTTGAATATTATTTCCGACTGATACATAAATTAATGTATAATTTAAACCATTATATAAACCATTGGTGCCATTATAAGTACTTGGAGATATCCATGGTGTGGTTGTTGATACAAAAAGATTACTTGTAATTTCTAAATCATTATTTGGCTTTGATGATGTTATAATACCATACATTCCATTTCCATTGGATGAATTATTTATTATTCCAAAATATGTTCTATCAATAGTTAATGAAGGAGGGGGATATAAATTTGAAGAAGTAAATGAAGCTATTTTTCTATCAAGAATTGTATCATATAATGGAAGAATATTATTTAATAATACATTTGATGATATATATATATTTCTTAATAAATTATTATTTTCATAAATATTACTGGTTGCTCTAAAAATAGTTGAAACTGTTGTTCCATTAATAGTTATTCTATCAGTTGTAAAATTTGTTCCAAATCCAAATGTTGTATTTGTTGTAGATGTGCTTTTATCATAATTATATGGAATAGCTGTAAGATTACAATAAAAGACAGAAATATTATTAGAATTCAATTGTTGAGCTACACTATTAATTAATTGAGGACTAATAGTAGAATAAATATTTGTAAAATCATTATTTATTTTATCAACAGTAGCAATAGTACTATAAGTTTTTTGAATATATGTTAATAAAGTTGAATTATATGTATTATTGAGATAAGTATAAGTTGGATATAAATTATTTGCTGTGCTTTCTAATAAAAATGGAGGATAATTTTGAATATTACCCCATGAAATAAGTTTAATTCCTGATCCATCTTCTGTTATAATTTTATTTGCATTTAATTCACCATAAACATTAACTTTATTTCCTGTTTCATATAAATTTACAGGACCAATATTTAGTTTATGCGTTGATTCAATTTCTGAATTGAATTGAATAATATTAACAGCTTGATTATTTTCAAGAGTTCTTTTTATCCATGTATTTGAACTTTTAGCATTTTCAAGACTTAAATAAGTTGTTGTAGCATCCGTTTTACTTAAATATATAGTTGAAATATTAATATTATTTACATTTATACCATCAGATACATTTAATAATCCTTGAATATCTAACATATAATTAAAATCATTTGTTGTTTTACCAATTGAAATTGATCTAACCGATGTATTATATAAATATGCACCATTTTGGGTTGTAGGTGAAACAAATATCCAATTATCTTTATTTCGCAAATCTGGTGGATTTGTAATATTAGCATAATTTAAATTTGTAATATTAGAACCAACACCTATAAATGAAGAAGCCTTCACATTTCCATTCACATTTAATTTATTTGTATAATCAGTTGTTCCAATACTAATATTACCACTACTTGAAATAGATAATGAATTTGCGGGTGCATTTTGATTTATATAAAATTGATATTTCCAACTTCTAGAAGATGATGCATCACCGAAATCTCCCATAATAAAATTAAAACTATCATCATATCCAAATTTGAAATTTCTTACATTATTATTAATATTTTTTGTGATAACTATTGTTCCATCACTATTAGTTGTCATTGATCCTAAATGTAATGTTCCAAGTGGTTGAGAATTGCCAATACCAACATTTGATATATTAGATGATAAATCAATATAAATATTATTATTATTCAATAACCAAAAATTATTTTTAATTTGTAAATAGATATTATCCAATTCAATATTATTTTTATAAATTAAAATAGAATTTATATTTCCATTCACATCTAATTTATAATTTGGATTAGTCGTTCCTATTCCAACATTATTATTAATTCTCATTAATTCAGAATTTCCATTTTTAAAAATAAAACTTGGATTACCATTGCCATTAATACCAAAAGTCAAATTAGAATTTATATTAACATTATTTTGATAAATATTATTATTGCCATTTGCACCATTAATAATAATACCATTTAAATTAGTATATCCATTATTTACAGATAAACAATAATTACTAGAAGTCCAATCATATAACTGCGTAAATTTTACAAACGGTTCATTTGATGTATAACCATCCACTACTATTTTAGGAGTTATATTAGGACTAATGCCAGACATTATATTATCTACTAATAATAAAAAAGTATTATATATTATAGAATATTAATGTTAGGATCTACAAATATGAATAGTCTGATTGATATGAATTATTTTAATAATGCTCTTGTTATGGGTGGTGGTAATGAAATTATTTCAAATAAAAAACATATAATTTCGATGCGTAAATTTATAAAAATTCTTTTAAAATTATTTAAAAAGGATTTTGAGAAAAAAAAATTATATTCATATCAAAGCGGAGGCAGTTCTGCGGTTGATGAATATGCACAAGCATACAATTTTTCAGATTTAAATTATTCTAATCCATATCCTTTTCCATTAGCAGCAGCTGTTGATAGAAGTTTTACTTAAAAAACTTCATTTAAGTTATTATTTTCATATGGTTTATATTTCATGTCTTTAAGATAATAAACTCCTTTTTCCTGATATCCATACCTTTCAAGAATTTTAATCATATTTCGTGAATATTTCATAAAAGTTTCAATACTTTTTTTAAGTTCATCAAATGAATTAAATCCATAATAATATTTCATTTCTACAGGTAAAATTACATAAATTGCATACATTTCTCGGATAATCGTATTTCTCAAATCAACAAAAATATCAAAATACTTATTTATATCATATCTACCGCTAAGAATAAACATATAAATTTTATATAATTTATCAATATGAAAAAGAATATTTGTGTATTTTTCAAGATCATATCTTTTTGTATATCTTATATTCAAAATAATATCTAATAATGTATTGTCTTTAATCAAATATTTAATCTCATCCGGAAATTTTTTTAAATAATAATTATTACTATCTGATATATATTGTCTATATTGAATATCTTTGTTCAATTCCGAAATCTGATTTTTCTGATTTTTTTTATTATCATTATCATATTTATTAATTTTATTAATATAAAAATATGAAATTATTATAATTATGATAATTGATATCAATATGCTTAAATTTTGGCGTGATATTATAAAATAGATGAGGGATAATATTATTGCTGCAATATAATAATTATAAAACCACATATTTTATAATGAAACTCCGTCTATAAAATATATAACAAAAGATAATATTATAAAAATAATTCCGATATAAAATTGGCGTTCTTTTTTGAATAAGATGTTTATAAAATCTTTATAATTATAATTCATCCGATAATCATATAACAAAATAATTTCATTAATAACATCTATTAATGTCTGCATTGTATTTTTATATATTACTCCGATATTCAACTCAGTAATATCCATTTATCTTATATATAGACATTATTTATATTACATCCATCATATCAACAGATGACATTAAACTGCGACGACAACAATATCGAATTAATCCCAGATTATCTAAAATTTCTTTGGTGTGAATATCATTAAAAAATTTTAAATCTGCATCTGTTGTTTTATCATCATTTTTAGCCGCAACAATTAATTTGTTTTTTTCCTGATGATAATAATCATATTTATCAGCAATTACCTTAGAACAAGTAAAACAACGAATTGGAATAATCATATTTATAATTGCGTATATAATAATTATATCATTTTTTTTTATTTATTTATATTAAATGGAGAATTTACATGTTTTGCGCTTACTAGCTTCTTTAGATAATCGTCTAAGACAAGTAGAATTAAATGGAGGGGGTGTTTCATCCACTCCTAATTCCGAACTAGCAAATGTTCCTTCTGTTAATTTAGATCCTATTAATAATCGTCTTTCAGCTATAGAAAATAAATTAGCTTCAATCGAAGAAGCTGTTAATAGCCGTCTTTCAGCTCTTGAAGCCCGACCTGAAGTTAATTTAGATAATGTTAATAGCCGTCTTTCAGCTCTTGAAGCACGTCCTGAAGTCAATTTAGATGAAGTCAATAGCCGTCTTTCAGCTCTTGAAGCACGTCCTGAAGTCAATTTAGATGATGTTAATAGCCGTCTTTCAGCTATTGAAGGTCGCCCTGAAGTTAATTTAGATGATGTTAATAGCCGTCTTTCAGCTATTGAAGGTCGCCCTGAAGTTAATTTAGATGATGTTAATAGCCGTCTTTCAGCAGTTGAAGGTCGTCCTGATGTTACTCAACGATTATCTGCATTAGAACTAACTATTGCTAGTTTAAACAATTCTTAAAGAAAAGATTGATTTAAGAATATGAAATTATTATTTTTATATAATGATAAATATATATGTTATTAAATCCGAACATCTTCAAAATCGATGGAAATCTATTGATATAACTGTAAATAAAATTGGAAATTTTATTAATTCGCAAAAAATGAAATATGCAGTTATTAATATTACATCACCATCAGTTGAAGAAATTGAAAAAAATATTGCTGAATATAATAATCTTATCAATTTGAATGAAGAAGTTGAAGATGAAGATTTTAAAAAATTACAATCAAAATTTAATTTAGCTCAATTATCAAATTTATTGAAACATAAGAAAGCATATGAATTAATTAAAAATTCAAATAATAAGCATAATCTTATTATTGAAGATGATGTTTTATTACCAGAAGAACATTATGATAATTTTAATAATTGTTTAAAATTATTAAATAATATTGAATATGATATCTTATTTACTTGTATTTCATATAATAATGAACATGCAAAAAAGATTAATATAGAATTATCAACTATTCATTTTAAAGTTTTACCAACAAAAAGTTCATATTTCTTAACTTCTGAAATGGCATCAAAATTATATGATTATTTTAAAATAATTCGATTTACAATAAAAACAAGTTTGGCAAAATTTGTTTTTGATAATAAAAATACTTTACAATCATATATTTTAAATAAACATACATTTATTGAAGGTTCAAAGATGGGGGTGTTTTCATCTGTTGTAAATTCATCCAATTTTCAAATTCAAAATAATAATTATATGAAAATGATTGAATATTATAATAATTATGATACTGATAATTCGGTGTTTGAAAAAGCTCTAGACCATTTCAATAAATTTGGTAGAGATAATTCCGAATTTTTACATCTTATGGGGCTTATGTATTATAAAAGAAATGATTATAACAAAGCAATGGAATATATCAAGGATGCCGTATTCCAATTCAAAAAAAAAGAGGGATATATCCCACAATTCAATGAGATCTTAAATAATTCTATTAATATGTATAAATTTTGTCAAGATGATATCAATGATTGTTTTAATAAAACAAGTATTTATTCTCCTTGAGTTAAAAGCAATTGTCTTTCTTGTTTTTTAATCATCTTCATATGCAAATATTGTGGATGAAAATAGACAGTATTATTAATTGCCTCATAATTCTGAAGAATATGGCGAATATCTATTTTTGTATCAGTTATATAATTTTTATATATTACTGATAAATATATGAATTTTAAGGTATCTGCATAATCTTTTAAACAAGTCTCATAAAGTTGTTTTCCTCCAATTACAAAAACATTATTAATATCTACCCTTCTTTCGCAATATTCAAATGCATCATCTAAATTCATAAAACTTAAATCATAATCAACTATATTTCCAATGACAATATTAACTCTATTTTTCAAAGGCTTGAAACTTAATGATTCCCATGTTCGTCTTCCCATAATAACCGCATTTCTTTTATAAGTATTTGATCCTTCTAATGTGATTTGTCTAAATAATTCCATCTCACTTTTTATATCCCAGGGAATGTTATTATGTTGTCCAATACCTCCATCTAAGGTACATGCTAAAATAATAGAATATAACATTAATTATAATTCATGATATATTTTTATATCCCCATCCATCTTTATAAATCAATCATATATTTAACAGCACTCAAATCTAAATCTTTAATTCTCACAAATTCATATTTCTCATTTGGCAAAGGTCTTTTAATAATAAAAGGGATTTTTCCTTGTTTCAACTCCTCCAATGAAATTTTCCTTAAATCCATATTTGATTTAACATTTTTCTCAACATCAACAAATGGAGGATGTCCTTGTGATAATTGAACCGTTCTTTGACTGATGACTAAATTAAATTCATATTTAGTCATAATCATTTTACTTATCTTTTTATTTTCTAATGATGAAAACACTTTTACACAATCATCAAATGGTATTTTATTTTCATTCGCCATAATAATGTTTTTTGATTGTTTCTCTTATATAATTAAAATCATTTTTTATTTTCTCTCCAGGTAAAACCACAACTATCACAAACATAGAAATATTTCATATGAGAAGGGTGATATTTGATTGGAATAATTTGTCTTTTTTCATCTGGAATATCACATTTTGTGCATTTAATTGTCTCATCCTTAATTCTTCTTAAGGTTGGATCAAATCTTAAATAATTATTGACATGTTGATTATATAAAAGTTCGTCTTCAGTGTAGATTGTCTCTGAAATTTTAATGGCTGTTGAACTTTCCTCATCTTTCTCAAATGAACAGTGCTTACAATAATAAACAAGTTTTTTTTCATTATTACTTTTAATATATTTCATATTATTGCATACTTCACAAAAATTCATTTTCTTTCTGATTGTTATTTAATTAATATTATCATTTTTTTTATATTAAGATTTGACATAATAAATTTTCGATGAATATAGGTTCTCTGCCTTTATTTGATACACTCAATAAATAGTCTATTTCAGCTCCTATTTTTATTATCTCCATTTTCTTATTATTATCACTATTTGCATGTATCTTTAATAAATCTAGAATAATATAAACAATACTCAAATTAAATTGTGATAATTTATATGCAAATTGTCTTATTTCTGTCAAATCATATTTAGAATTAATGAAATCATAAATAGGCGGATAATTATATTTACAAAATTCTTCTGTTAATAATAATGGCTCATTCATATAAACTTGCAATAAAAAAATATTGAAAATAATATTTCTGGTATTTATCTTAATTTTATTTTGATAATTGAAATAATGATGAAAGATTGCATCAATTTCATTAACATTAAATAATCGTAATCTTATTAATGAAAACCGACTTTTAATTGGTGATTCGATCTTTGCAATTTTATTAGTACTACAGATAAAATAGACATTATTATAATATCTTTCTAAGATTATTCGAAATGCATATGCATATTCTTCTAATTTATCAATATTCTTAATAACAATCAGATGTTTATTATTAATCATTGGTCTATTTTTTATTATAAATAAAATCATATCCGTTAGAAAAGTATAGTCATTTGGCATATTTGGATTATTTAAATCAATCTCTAAGAAATATTGATTTTCATAATAAATAATATTCTTATTCCATGACAATTCTTTTTTATTTAAATTAATGATACCAAACCTTAATTTAATAATTTCATCAATAAATAAATCAATTGGAAATCCGATATAAGAAAATAATAAAAGATTGTGATCCATCTTTGCATAAGCATTCAAAATAATATTAAATTCTTCTATGTTCGCTATAATATTTTTAAAATTATTCTTAAAAGTATTCCATAAGGACATATTATAATTATTATAATGTGTATTTATTATATAGAAAATGAACTCAAAAAATAAATTGAATGTTATTACGAATATTGCAATTATAATAACATTCATTTTTACTATTGTTCTTATTGTTGATGAAATTTATAATATGGGTGTGTTTGCAATGAATTATACATATAATTATAATTATGGCACATTCAATTCAAATTTTAATAACATACAAACAATTGAATATGAAACTAATCGTTTTAATGTCTATAATAAAACTGATTTTTTATATAAAGACATTTTTAATAAGTCTTATTTCAATTTTTTGATGAAGGTGGCAATAACATTTATAACAGTTCTTTTTGTTATTGCATATGGTATATATTATTATGAAAATTTTATAACTAATATGCCAGTTCAATGTAATGTTGAAACTGCTGACACTTTTATAAAAAAAGCATTGAAATGTTTATGCGACAAATGCCATGAAATGATACCTAATTGCACATCAAATTATTTTATTTCATTTATATTAATTATTGTAATTCCATTATCTTATTTAATAAAAAGTTTGTTTAATAATATTGATTTTACACCAACAACAGAAAGTACAGTATTTGGATTAGTTTATATTATAATATTTATCCTTCTTTTATTGAAATATACATATGAACTCTATTCAAATTCAACTGGCAAAACAAGTGAAAAAATTAAAATTATTGTTAGTTATTTTACGGCAACCATTGTTTTAATATTATCAGGACATATTTATAAATACATCTATAAAAAATATACAGATAATCCATTATTGAATTCTATAAAAGATATTACTGTTTTTAATGATATTTATAAACAATCTCCCCCAATTAAACCATCTCTTCCAGTTAAACCATCGATTTTAAGTGAGTTTTCATATGATCCAAAAAATACTTCTGCTGATTATAAAAGAAAAAAAGAGATTGTTGATAATTATTATAGTTCTGTTAAAACTTATGAAGCAGACTTAAATTATTATAATCAAAGATATGATAATTATAAGAAGTCTATAACAGATGCTTTAGGAGAGAAAGTTAATATTGTAAATATCTTTTTAAATATAACTGGATTAAATAATTATCTTCATCTTATTATTATCGGATTTATCATTTTCTTTGCAGTTTTCTACTACTATTTTCATAAAGATGATATGATATATATGTGTATGATTTATATGATATCAATTTTAATAATAATGACTATTATGAATTGTATTCAATATTATAATACTTATCTTAATAAATATATTATTTATGAACCAGCAGCACATTATAAAAGTGATATAGCAACTGTAAATACAAAATTAAATTTATTACTTGATCCAACAAATGGAGAAGGTTTTTATAATTATCTTACAAATACTAAAGATGTTTCTTCTGATATTGATGAATTTACTATAAATGAAAAAAATATAAATTCAATTATTCGCAATCTTATATCAAATGATGTAATTGATAATATTAATAATGATGATGATCAAAATCAATTAAAATTTATCAATAATAAATTAACAAAACTAACAATTGCTGATAATAATAATATTCCACATGAAAAATATGAACTTTATGTTAAACAATCATCATCCACATCAAAAATAAATGATGATTTTATTAGTAAGATTGCAACTATAAAAAGAATTAATTTTTATAGATATCCCACAACCACTTTATATCTCAATTATAATAATAATATTAAATATCAAATAACACCAAATTATTTAAAATTACATCAAGCATATATTTATTGCAAATCATACCAATTATTTAAATTACTTGAAAAATTAGAACAATTAAATTATAGATATATTAGTAAATTGAAAGAAAAATATTATACAACTTTATATGATATTCAAAATAATTATTTTACAACAGAAGATATTAATTCAGATACTATAAAAAATATTAATAGTAATATTAATACTATAACAAAATCACCAAATGATATTCCAGTTAATAATTTTATAGCTATATATGAAACATTTATCAAAACAGAATTTAATAAAATTACATCTAGTTATTATATTAGTGATGATATAACAGTAAAATTAACTTTAAATAATATTAATATTTCTTCAAATAAAATTGTTTATGATAATACTAATACAATATTTACTACTATTACTCCAATTACAATTACTTCTAAACAATCACTAGATATTCCTGAAAATAATATGTTTAGTTCTGATTATCTTTATACTGGTACTACTGAAACAAAAGGATTTAAGTTGCCTTATAAAATCACCGATAATAATAATAATGAATATTATATTACATCAACTGCATTATCTGCATCTAATATTATTGTTAAAATAGATAATAATGTTTCTGATCGTATTACAATAAAACAAAAATATGAAAGTGCAAATATTATGAGTATAACATATAATTACGATAATACAAATCATATATATTCAACTACAAGTGTTGATATAATAAAAGAATATCCATTTAATTTAAATTATGATAATGGTGAGACTGATGATAATAAAAAAATATTGATGAATATTATATTAAGAGCATTTGAATATAATCTTACTTATATTATTGCTAATTTTGAAAATCCAGATTTATGTGCAGTTTTTAGATCTGGAACTGATGAGATTTGTTCTACAATAAAAAAATTTACTTCATTTTCATCTTCTTCTTCTTTTACATTATTTACATCATCGACAAATGATGATATTGGTTATAATACAACAAGTACTGATTATTTAAATACATCAGTATCATCTCCCAACTATATGTCATTTATAATATTATTGTATAATATCTATAATTATGATGAAAATAGAATAAATGATATTATTGAATATTGTGTATATTCATATTATCAAAATTCTTATAAAATTAATAATTATACAGATGAAAATTTAACAACTGATAAATTAAAAACAATTAAATTTAAAATCAATAAATCAAATGATAGTCAGTTAATAACTAAATATCTTAAGAATATTTTTATTGTTAAATTTATAATAAAATTATATTCTATTTTCATTAAAACGATTAAATATAGATTAGAACAACCATCATTTGATAGTGATTTATGTATGCCAAATAATGCAACAAAATATAAAATAGAAACAACATTAAATACAGTCATAAATAAATATTTTAATATTACACACGGAGCAGCAGGACCACCAGAAACCGCTCCAACGGCTGTAGCAACAGCTTTATTAACAACAGATAAAAAAGCTATAATTACTCAAATAAGCAAAAATTGCATATATTTTTTCAATATTTGCATCTATTTATTGAAGACTAATATGGACAAGACAACAGATTTATCTCTTATGGGAATTATGAATTCTATTATTTCTAATTATAAATTTTATAATCCCGATGATATAGATGAAATTAAATTAGATGAATTGAAAAAAGAAGTATCAATCAATTGTAATTATTATAATAAATATAATGATGTTGATAAAAAACAATTATCAATAATGAAAATGAATGCTGATATAGTTTCATATAATTTTCCGGTTTTGGCTGTTATTTTTTTGATCTTCTTAGGAGAACCTTTATTTATAAAATCTTAATATATAATTAATATGAATAACGATATAAGTGCTGATCCCTCTATTAATTGTAAAGACAACACTATAAGTCATTTTTTTATAGGTAATAAAGAAGATATTCGACAACTATCAATTTTAAAATATTTTGATACAAATTATATTCCTTTAGATAATATTCTTTTGAGTTATTATCCAACTTTAAGTTCAAAATCAGACGATGATGATTTTTTAGCCAATCTCAATAATTTAAATGATAATAAGAAAATTTATAATAGTTATAATATTTATCCTATTTTCATTTCTGTTCTTATTATTATTATTGCAATTTTAGTATTATTAATGAGAGTATTATTTATTTATTATTATCATATATACACATATATATTAGGAGGAGTTATATTATTTTTAATAATAATTGGCAGTATATGGTTTATATACATAAATAATGAAACATTATAATAGAAATGGCAGAATTATTATTTGGTTTTAGAGATTTGAATAATATTAGAAATCCAAGCACCCCTATTTTTAATTTAAGCTCATTGATTATTCCTGATTCCGTTGTTAGAAAATTTAATCCAAAAAGATTTAATTTTTATATCAAATTCATTAATGGTCTTAAAGATCCAGAAGTATTACATAAATTTTTATATACTCTAAATGATGCTAAAGTTTATAATGAAGAAATGCAAGAAAAGATTGCAAAAATAGCCAAAGGTCTTCAATTAATTTCAGCACAAGATAGAGCAAAAGTTATTGAGAATTTAAAACAATTTTTAGATAGTGATAAATATGAAAAATTATTTAATGTAATTAAAAATTATCAAGCTAATAAAAAATTAGGTGGTGCTAAATTTGAGGATATTCAAGAAACACCCGATAAATATGTAATTAATAAACCTCTTGCTCCTATGAAAATGTTTTTAGATCAAATTAATAAAGTTGCACCTTTACTTCATACAACACCAAGAACTAATATTGATGAAGTTGTTGAGAAATTAACTCAAGATAAAGAAGGAGATCTTGATAAAGTTAAAGAAATTAGCCCTATTGATGTCAATAAAGTTAAAGGAATTTATCAAACATTTCAAAAAGTTCCGAGAATTAGCCCAGATAGAGTTCAGATAAATATGGCGGATAGAGGAGTATTTATAGGTATTACATTTGCTATTCGTATGATAGCATTATCCTTAATTTACTGGTCTTTAAATTCAAATTTAGTTAATAATTTTCAAACAGCCTTCATTTATTATTGCATAATTTATATGATTTTTTTCCTATTTATTACTGCTTTAGTTAATGTAATTTTCTATTATCCTGTGACTGAATTATTTACAAATCTTTCATTAGCAACTCTTCCAAATCTATTATATTATTTCTATATTCATTTTAATGGTTATAATCGTCTCATATTACATATAATTATATTATCAATTTTGATGCTTATCCCTTTCATATTATCATTAGATAAGAAATTCACAGAACAATATGATGCAAATATTAGTTTTGACTATAAAAAGAAATCAGAGATATATAATTCAATCTCAAATTTTTCATTCGTAATATGGATATTAACCAGTGTAATTGCATTTAAATTTTAATTGTTAATCTTAATTAAGATGGATGCAACAAATAGGGATATATTCATATCCGAATTTATTATACATTATTTGCAAAGTCGATATCCAAATAAATATTCTGATCAGACTATTGTAAATAACTATAAAGATTATAGAAAATTAAGAATAATTAAAGAATTATCTGATAAATATCATGATAATGAAGAAATTCGTAATAAAATGTCAGATGATGATAAAGAAAGATTAATTGAACTTCATCAATATTTTTATGGATCAAGTGATGGAAGTAATACATCTACAGGTAGTAATATTGCACGAGATTATATAACAGTCTTAAATAGTGTTAAACATATTATTGATGAAAATGATAATGCTATTAAAGATATTGTTTCCGGAATTACATCATTATTAGAAACAAGTTCTGCAGAAAATCCTAATCAAAATATTGCTAAAATGTATTTAGAAAATGTTGTAATTTCACCATTAATAATAGCTCTCGAATCATCATTCGATGATGTATTAAAAGTATCAGAGCCATTTAAAAAAGTTAATGATATTGATATCAAAAGTAAAAAAGCTATTTTTGATGATCATATTGATGACAGTGAAAAAATTATAGAAAAAAAGAAAAAAGAAAATGACGAAAAAAATGATGAACTTAAACAAAAAAAAGATAAAGAAAAAGAAGCCGAAGCAGAAATAAAAACTAAAAATGAAGCTGAAGTTAAAAAAGCAAAAATGAGAATATTTGATAAAGATGTTAAAAATATATATGAAAAAATTAAAAATTGTTATGATGAAACTAAAAATGTTATAAAAGATAGTATTTATTTAGATAGTATTAATGAATATTTAAGGCAAAATCAAACAATTGATCAAGAAATAAAAAAAATATTTGAAGAAATAATAAACTTAAATGAAATTAAAAGAAAACTTGAAGATAAAAAAATAGAAGAAATAACAGCAGAAGATGAAGAAATACAAAAACAAACATCTCAATTATTAACTGAAAATTCAAAATTAGTCAATCAAAAAATTAATGATGATATAAAAAAGGCAAAAGAAGAAAAAATAGATGCTGAAATTGCATTATTAGTTAAAGGATATGAAACAAAAGAATTTAATTTTCTCCTTAAATTTAATGAATTAACACTATTACAAA